CACCATAACATTCTTGTAATGGTTTAAGTCCCGCTTTAACAATATCATTAGGACAAAATAGATACCAATCAGAATCATTTTTAACCGCTTTCATAAAGTTATCAGGTATCCAAAGTGCCGTAAATAAATCTCTCGCTCTTAATTCTTCAGCACCTGTGTTCTTTTTAATATCCAATAAATCAAAGATATCTTTGTGCCAAGGTTCAAGGTAAATTGCAGCACTACCTGGTCTTCTACCTTGTTGATTGAAAAATCTTAAAGATTCATTAACAATTTTCAAATATTTTAATAATCCACCAGCAAATCCACCTGAACTTCCAATTCTACTTTCTTTACTTCTAATGTTTGACATACATAACCCAATACCCGCAGCGTCTGCAGAATATGTTGAAATGTCATTTAAACTTTTTAGTAATCCTTCTCTAGAATCATCGTTGTTGTAATGCAATACACAAGAAGCTAATTGTGGTATTTTTGTTCCCGCATTAATCATAATTGGTGTTGCAGGGGAAATAAGTTGACTTGATAAAGATTTATAGTATTCAACCGCTTCTTCAAATGAATTTGTTACCCATATCGCAACTCTCATATACATATGTTGAGGTCTCTCAATAGTTTTTCCTTGTGGAGTTTTTAACAAATACATTTCAAATAATGAACGCCATCCAAAATAATCGAAATTGTAGTCATTATCGTGATTAATGACATAATCAATTTTATCTTTACCATAAAACTTAACCAAGGTCATCATTTCATCATTAATCATTCCCAAAGAATGAAGTTCTTGCATAGTTTCATAAAAACTTGGATTGGTTTCTTTATGATAAGATGATATTGCAACAGATGAAGCTAATCTTGAGTAATCGTGATGACTACCAGTGTAGGAAGCCGCAATTTCATAAATTAACTTATCCAATTCTTTGGTTGTAATATCCCCTTCGGTTGGAACCGAAGTTATAACTTTAATGAAAATTTCATCAGAATTAACATTCAAACCTCTTGCGGCTCTTTTTATTCTGTTATAAATCTTCTGTGGATTAAACGATACGTTATCCCCACCTCTTTTGATAATTTTAAGTGACATCATAGTTTCAAATAATAGTAAAAGATTTATTAAAAGTCATCAGTGAAGGAAAGAGTTTCATTAAGTTTGGCTTTTTGATACTCTACCGTTCTTGATTCGAAGAAATTACCTTTGGTTTCTACGGCAATTTGTTCCATAAATTTGAATGGTTGTTCTACATTGAAATGTTTTTTACAACCGAATTTAACCAACAAACCATCAACAACGAACTCCAAATATTGTTTCATCAAGTTTTGATTCATACCAATTAACGAAACAGGTAATGATTCAGTGATGAATTCTTTTTCAATTTCCAAAGCTGAAAATAAGATTTCTTTAATTCGTTTTTCGGATGGTTTATTTTCAATATGGTTATTTAATAAATGTATTGCAAAATCACAATGTAAATTTTCATCTTTAAATATAAGAGCATTAGCGTTGCATAGTCCCTGCATAATTCCTCTAGATTTCAACCAGAAAATTGAGCAGAATGACCCTGAAAAGAATATACCTTCAACCGCGGCAAACGCTACCAATCTTTCCTGAAAAGACGAATTCTTAATCCAATCCAAAGCCCACTTAGCCTTTTTCTGTACTGCCGGCAAGTGTTCTAATGCGGTAAAACATTCTTCCTTTTCTTTTGGATTTGATATATAAGTATCAATTAACAACGAATACATTAATGAATGGATGTTTTCCATCGCAATCTGAAATCCATAGAAAAATTTGGCTTCAGGATATTGTACTTCACGATAGAAGTTTTCTGCCAAATTTTCATTAACAATACCATCCGATGCAGCAAAAAATGATAATATATTTTTAACGAAATATTTTTCATTGTCTGTTAATTTTTCCCAATCTCTAATATCCCCTGACAGGTCAACTTCTTCGGCAGTCCAAAAAGCTGCTTGGTGTTGTTTATAATATTCCCATATATCGTTATGTTCTATTGGGAATATCACAAATCTGTTTGGATTTTGTACTAATATCTTTTCCATATTTAATTTTAATTTTGTTGTTGTTTCTTTTTATCTAATATTTGTTTGATTCTTTCTCTCTGTTGTTCTTCTTTCTTTTCTTCAAAACCTAAGAATGTAACAGAACTTTCAGTATCAATTTCTAATAATTCATTATTGAATTTACAGTTTTCAAAAACCACACCATCTTTTCCAATTCTTGATTTTGTGATTGCAATAGTCGCTAAATTCATTTCTTTTTGTTGTAGTGTTTTTGCTACGGTTATAATTACGTGACCAACTTGTGCCTTTTTGATAGAACCGCCCATTTGGTCTGTGGTAACAACTTCAGAAGAAATAGAACTTCTGTTTCCTTGTGTTGCCGTCCAACCCGCAATATTTAATTCGTGACACATAGATTCGAACGCTCTCATTACTGACCCTTCTGATTTCCACTCATCTTCGAGAGCTTTCTCAGGCGTAACACAGTCAATATAATCCAAAATAATAACATCAAGGTTAATACCATCGGCAATCATTTTTCTTAGTTGATTCTTTATCTGATTCATAGTTAATGTATCAGATGGAAGTTTTTTGAGAATTAATTTGTTTTTTGCATTGTTCTGAATTTCTTTTACTTTGTCAAGAACTTCTTCTTTATGTAATTGTAGTTGGTCAGGGGCAATTCCTGTCCATAATGTAAAATGTTTCCTTTGTATAATTTTTGGGTTGTCTTCAAAAAAGATTTGAAGTACATTGAATCCCATATTAAAAGCGTGGTTAGCTATTTTGGTTGTAACAGTTGTTTTACCTACACCTGTGGGTGCTAGTATTACACCAATTTCACCTTTAGCTAAACCACCTTTCAATAATTTGTCTATACCCGCGATTCCAATAGGAATTGGGTGTCTGTAATCTTCGTTTAATACTTCATCCAAGTTTTGAAACACATCTTCAGTTCCCCTTTCCACATTACCAACTTGTAACACTTCACGAATCATCCCTTCTAAAGTATCGTAATTTTCAAATTCACCATTATCCAAAATCTTTTGAGCCTTGGACATTACTTTTTGTAATTCTTGTTGCTTACAAAACTTTAAAGCCTTTTCTTGAACAAAAGCATATCCTTCGAATGGAGCATCTTTTACTTTTAAAATAGTATCCAAAACTATTTTAAGTGCTATTTCTTGTGTGATTTCAGATTTAGCAACCTGTTCTAATGTTTCAAATGAAGGAGTATGTTCATATTTTTTGTAAAACTCCTTAATCATCTGAATGATAATCTTGAAGTATTTGTTTTCGAAATAGTTAGGTTCAATGACATCGACAATTGAGTTTGAAAACTCTTTATCTAATAGAATTTGATTGATTAATTGTAATTGAAAAGTTTCGCCTAAATAGTTAAAATTTTTGTCAGAAGTCATATAAGTTTTGTTTTATGATAAATATCTTTAAACCAAAGTAACATCCAAGAAGTTGTAAGTTAAATTTTTGGATGACATTATGTCAGTTAATGTTGACAGAATGTTTTTTAGTCCTGAACGTACATCAACGGTGTATCTTACCTTTGGCGGATATAACTTGCTGTCAAATTGACAATGATAAAAAGTTTTATCTTCACATTTTAAATAAATGTTAAATAATTCAGGTCCGTTTGTCCTATCAGTATTGAGTATGGTTGGGTCTTCCATAATTTGATAGGAATTTTCCAACATATAATCAATAGTTCTTGTTTTAAGTTCACTCTGTAGATAATCTACCACATCTTGCATGTATTCATGCAATTCAATTGAACTTTTAGATTTTGGGTTGAATCCTTTAACATTGAAAAATCTTTGAACAACAATGTTGTCATTAATTGTCAATAAAAGTTCCATTTTTGTTACTTCTTGCTCTTTCATTTTTTTTATTTTTTTGATTTGTAATTGTTTTTTTCTTTTCTTGTTAACTTTAAAAATGGTCTGATGAAATTTACCCAAGCATCATCCGTTTTTGGGAGAAACTTGAAGAACCCATCATCCATCATCATTCTAATTAAATTTTTATGATTTCTTCCTTCAGGGTCTAATGTTTCAGAATAATGTAATTCAACCATTTCTTTTCCTTCATCTGTTATTAATGGGTTATGTAAGTCCACAATTTTTTCATTAATTTCAAAAAATTCATTTCCATAAATCCCTTCTTTTGTTTTTCCTGTTAGAAGATTTTGAATAACCTTATTGTCTTTATCTGATTTAAAAATTTCATCGGCTCTTAACAAAATATCGGAAACGGAAACCTCTTTTTCAAGTATCTCAGGAAAAAATTTAACTATTGTTTTTTCTCCTAATAGATAAATCCCATCAATGTTATCTGATTTATCACCGGATAATATCTTATAAGTTTTAATGTTTTGATGTGGTATTTCGTATTCGTATATTTTTATTTTATCACCCTTTTTATATTTTGTTTTATTAGATGGTGAATATACAGATATACTTTCTGATATTAGTTGTAAATAATCTCTATCAGACGAATAAATAACTTTGGATTCTTCTTCTGATATTTGACAGTAATAAGCAATCAAATCATCAGATTCATTTTGTTCAACTTCAATTTGACGAACAAACATTTCTTCCAAATATTGTTTTACCCTTGTTTTTTGTTTTAAGTATGAATTATACTTTTCGTCAGTCATTTCTGACCTACGATTTAGTTTGTATTTTGGGTAGAGTTTTCTTCTATTACAAGAGTTTTCCGCTCCATCCCAAAATACAATAACTTTATCGTAATTGTTTTGTTCTATTTCCTTTCGGACAGTATTAGTGAAATGAAAAACACCACCAATATGCTCTCCCTGATGGTAGAACTCCCTTACCCCGTGGAAACCGATTTTAAATAAATTGTCTCCATCAATAAGTAATGTTTTTTTCAATTTTTATAATTTATTGGTTCAAATACTATTCTTCAACTAATTCTTCTTTTAAAGAAAATTCACCATCAACCCCTAAAATATTTTTCCAATAGTCCGCGTAATCTTTCTTGTAACTTTCAATTGATAATTTTTCTTCAGTTGCATCTTTACCCGGTAAGAATCCATGTGGTGTTACAATAATTTTACCATCTTCATATCCAAGACCATTAATATGATTTTTAAGAACTGATATCTTAGTTCTACTTGCAAACTTTACAGTTCTTTTGTCTTTGGTTGCGGTTATTTTTGTAGTACCAGCTCCTTTTTGATTTCCGAAAAGAAATACTAAAGATGAATTCAACCAAATAGCCTCACCACCTTTAGCCTTAATTTTTGGTTGACCAAATGGATTATCAGGTAATTCTACCCAAGGTTGATTAACAATAATTAAAGTATTTTCATATTTAGAATCTGATTTTCTACTCCCTGAAATCCTTTGATTAATACCCATACCTATTTTATCCGCCAAAACTGAAGCATTATGTTGTTTACCACCTTTACCTTCAAATGTCATTTTACAAGGAACCGAACCAACAGAATCCCACAAGAATAATAAATCATATTCTAAATCACCCTTTTCTTGAGCATCCAGTAGTTCGTTAATGTAATCTGTAATTTGTTCAATATAATTGAAATTATTATTGAAAATGAAAAAACCATCCCAATCCATTTCACCTGTATCTGTATCAACAACTTCTTCACACTGTAAACCCATAAGTTTAGCATGCTCAAATGACCACTTTTGTTCTGTTATAATAAAAACAGGTAGTATTCCTTTCTTTTGAGCGTCAACTGCAGTTTTTATAAGTGCAGTTGTTTTTCCCGTATCACTATGACCAAGTAACATATTCAAATGTCCTATAGCCGGACCTGGTAATCCCACTGCGTCTAAAAATTCTTTACCTAAATCAAAATATCTTTGAGGTTTGTATTTTGCTGAAGTGGAAAATTTTTCCTTAATAGATTTAAAATCTTTCTTCTTAATCGCCATAATTAATTATATTTATAAAATTCTTTGATTGTTACTAATTTGTCTTTCGCGTTTGCTATCTTATCCACTAATTTGTCCATTTCTTCAATGTGTTGTGGATGTTCTCCAATACCAACTGGTGAAGAAAAGTATACTAATAATGACGCTTCAGCATCCGCCCATTCTGCTTCATATTTTTTGCATAAAGCATCATACATTTTTTGTGTAATTCTATTTTCTTTATTCATAATATTTTAAAAATAATAAAGCATGGACACATTGTCAATGCAAGTGTCCATGCTCAGTTTAATTTAGAATGGCATATCATCAGATGGTTCGTCATCTGCTTGTGGGTCAACATAACTATTGTTTCCACCCATAGATACTTCAGAAGTTGATGAATCACCGTAAACATACCCACCTTTATCTGAATCCCATCTTGGAGTTTCACCTCTTGCAATTGCTTCCAAATATTCGGTTGGTTTTTTGGAGTAAACATCTCTCCAAGTTAATTCATCATTAATCCAACTTTTTGCAGTTTCCTTATCTTCACTAACAGTTGATGGGTCATCATACATAACTGTTTGGATAATTGTATATTCTTTTCCTTTTGGGGTTTTAGCCTTTGCTAACTCAATGATAAGGTCACGTCCTTTTTCAGGGTCAGTGATATCACCTTTTGCTCTCCAAATAGGAATAATTTTATCTAAAACACCTTCATTTTTGTAGTTGTGTTTAAATCTCCAAAATTTAACACCATCTTCAGGATTATCTCTATCCACTACTTTTACGATGTAAAATTTTCTTGATTTATATTGTTTTGCCAATTCTTTATCAGCAGCATTTCCTGTTGAAATTAATTCGTCATGAATTTCATTTAATGGAGATGTTTCGTTGTCGTTTTTTCCTGGGTCATACAACTTTACCCATTGTCCGTTTACTTGGACCTCATGAAACCAAGCTTCAACGAAAGGCGAACTTCCATCTTTTGTTGGTAGAATTCTAATTTTCTTTTGAGCTGAATTTTCATTCTTTGTTAATACCGCAGCGAAATACTTTTTCATTCGCTCTTCTTGTGACATTTTGTTTCCTGAACCACTTGACTGTTTTGACTTTTCGTACTGTGCCAGAACTGAATCTAATACATTTGACATAATTAAAAATATTTAAATTGTTTATTAATACAACCTAAATATAAGTGATAATTAATATAATGTCAAATGAGATTTAATACTTATTCAAATCAAAACTATCATCCAAACTTGATGGTGGAGAAAATGTTTTTCTGATTTCAGAAGGACTGAAATCTGTTACTTCATCGGAAGTAAGAACATATTCATTTTTTCCTGATTTTTCAAGGTCTTGCTCTTTGTCAACAAAGAAATCTGTTAGTTTTTGACTATATGGATATGAATCCAAACTTCTAAGTTCTAATTTTTCTTCAGGAGTTTTGATTCTATATTTTTCTATTTTCTGTTCAATGGAATTAACCTTATCAACAATTTTATCCATTTCAGATAATTTACTTGTTAGATTCTCTAATTGTTGGAAAAGATTATCGAAATATTCATCTTGTTTTGTCTGTATTTTTTCTTGGGCGGTAACCAAATCAGTTATATCAAGTTCTTCTGTATCTTCACCTTCTTCACTTTCACCTTTTGTATCAATTTTTTCAACTTCTTCATCTTTTTCCACATCAATAACTTCAGGGGTGGTTTCAGCAGCAGGTGTTTCAGGTACTCCTGCCGTAACATCTGGTGCAGGTTCAATAGCCGGTTCATCACCGGGTGGAGGTGGTGGTAATTCACCCGCTTCTTGTTCGGTTATGTATTTATTAATCTTATTGTGTCTTGCTAATTCTTGTAGAATTTTTTTATCAATGCTCATTTTAATTATCCATTTAATAATTGTTTTATACCACCAGGGGTTTCAACTTGTACTTTTCTATGTGTTTTCATCGTATTGTCAACTCTTTCTATTAAACCATCTTTCATTCTAAGCGTATAACAATCACCAGTTTCTAAATCACAAACTTCTTTGAATCCGTTACCGGCGTCTTTTTCACTATATTTACCTTGCTTATTAAGGTATCTATCTAAAGCATTCTTTGTATTCATAAATCTTTTTTTTATAAATATCAATTATTTGATTAAAAAACTTATAAACCATTATTTTTTGCAAGAACTAAAGCTTTTTCCACTTCATTTAATAAATTTGTGTATTCTTGTGTGGTTTTAAAAGTATCAAATGATTGTGTACTTGTTGAGCTTTGTATCCAATTTTTAAAATAAAATTCGGCGAAACTTTCTTTATTTATATTGAAGTTAACAATTTTTTTAGGTAAGTAACTGTTCATAAACCCAAAAAACTTATTTTCTTTGAATACCGCATAGGGTTTAGAAGTACCATCACTCTGATTTTGACAAGAGTAACATTGTTGAAAAAAAATATTGATTAAACTTGTTGTATAATTTTTTTCTAATGTCACACCTGCGTAATTTTCATTATATGTTCTAAATTGTGTACCGTTGAATGATTCCAAATATGACAAAACAAATGTGTAATTTTTAGCTTTAATGTCAGTTATAAAATTATTAATTTTCTCAACTAATTCTGTAATGGATAAACTACTTTCCAAGTTATTAACACCATTATAAGTGGGTGTTTTACCATCCAATTTTACAAATAAAGAAAATTTACTATTTGCACCCAATAAACAAGATGTTGAAATTTGACTTAATTCCTGAGTGTTACTATTATAACCTTTACTTACTTCCGATACATTGTTTTGAGTTTGACCACTCTTAGAAAGATTTCTATCGGCTTCTTTTTTCTTATCCCTAAGTGACTGTAAAATTTCTTTTGCAATTGTTTGCATATAGTCGGTTACTTTTGGTAATGACAATATACTTTGTCTTACACCTTCAAAAGTTGTTATGAAACCACCAGGACTAATCGTGTGTTTAACCCCCATTATCAAATATGGTCCGGTAAACATTGGTACGTGTCGTAAATTAAAATACATCGTGGGTTGAATCATTACATTCCCCAACGATGTTACACTACACTTATAACTTCTATTTTTGTAAAAGTTATACAAAGAAACATTTTGTGTGGTAGATTTTCGTCCAGATGATTGATTTATCGCATCATCCAATGCAACCAATGATTCACTTGTTTGTTTACCCAATTCCTGAGCAACAGAAAAATTTTTAAAAACATTCTGATTTCTAATTCCAATATCAACATTAAAACCAACCACTCTATTTGATTTTGACCAATCAGTTTTACCATTTAATTTATCTACCAAAGGACAATCTGCAGATTTCACTATATCAAAAGCGTCAGATTTGAATCTGAAATTTGGGTTTTTACTCGTATCACTCGCAGGGTATTTACTACCAGGTTCGGTATATCTTGCAACCATTTTAGGACTTGATTTCCTTGTATCAACATTCAAAAAGGTTCCGAATAGATTATTACCAAATTCCGTAGTCGAATCAACAAAGGCTTGAGTACCATCGGTTCCATCAATAATATTATAATAATTTACATACGCCGGTAACATCATCGTTACAAAATGATGTGTTTCCAATATTGTCATAAGATAAGAATAAGTTGATGCACTTATGTTCAAATTGGTTAAATAATTTTTTACTTTAAATGGGTCAACAACAATTAAATCCCCAATATCCCTATTAGCCCTATCCAAAAATAATAAATCTTCGAACAATAGTGTTTGTGAATAATCTGTTCCAGCAATCCAACTATCGTTAAAAGCTTTAAAGGTTTCCCAAAGTTCTAGTTTACTTTGATTTCCTTCAACAGCTGGTTTTATATTACCTTCAGGAGTTTCAGTTACATCAGGTAAATTTTTTCTTACTGTGTTTAAAAAAGAATTTAATATCTGATTTAAAATCGATTCACCGTTTTGTAAATAACTATTAACATCAGAAATTAATGATGTAGGATTATAATTTGGATTAATTGCTTTTTGAGTTGAATATATTTTAATTAAAGTAGATAAAGTAGCAACACTTTGAGGTGTAAATTCAATATTATTATCAATAAAAAAATCTGTTATTGTTGAACCTGTATCTACATATTCTAAATCGGGAATTGTTGGCTCTCCTAAATATATTTTCAAAGTTTTCCAAGCATCAGGGTAAATAATTTCAGATTGAGCAACTGTTACACCATCACCAGGAAGTGTGTTAGGTGTATATGGTCCGAAATCAACACCATCTAAAACTATATTAGTTGTTGAAAAACTATCAAAAACTCTTCTATTAAAATCAGATGGATTTCCATACTTAAATGTTACATCAAATTCCAAAAATTTTTGAATTGTATTTACAACTTGACTTAACTGTAATTCGGATATTTTATTTATATAATCTTTAGAATTAGTAAATGTTGTTGGTGTTATTTGTAACATTTGTTTCATCAACATTTGGAAATTCTTAAACTGTGGATTTGGGTCTGTGGAAATTTTATTATTGTTAATATTCGATGAACCATCCAAATTTGCATAGTTTGCATTATAATCATACATACTATTACAAAATGTTAAGAATTCTTTTTCAAACAAATCCATAATTTGCTTATTGAATACCCCAAGTATTTCTTCTATGGTTACATAACCATTTTGTTTGTTAAATGAAATTGCTTCTTGTTGTGATTGCGCGGAAAATATATCTTTGATATATTTGTCAGGATTTGGTCTATCTATTTGTGAATTATCAAAATATCCAAAGTGAGGTAATGATAAAAATCCTCTAATAGAACCATCAAATACAGAACTATTCGAAACAGGGGAAATGTCTAAATTACCATTATTCTTAAATAATTCAACTTGTAACTGATTAATATTACTACCAAAAGAAGGTACGATATATTCAATCCCGTTATTATTATCCTTCACTGTTACAACCCAAGGTGTTATTTTGAGAGATTCATTCGGATTCGAAGGATTATATCCCAAATTTTTATTAATAACCGCATCATCACATATATTCAAGGTATATCCACTTACTAAATTGTCATTTATTTCTTGATTTGTAAATAATGTAAATAAATCTTCACCCTTCAACAAATAATTGTAATTATTAATCAAAAGAGGATAAAACCCTAAATTCATTTCTACAAGTGAATTTCCTGCAACAATTGAAGTTTGTTGTAATGTCACAACATTGTTTAGTGAATTAGCGGTAATTGTATATTGTTTCTGAGGATTAGATGTTATTGGGTCATAAAAATACGAATAATCAAAATTAGTCCATACATTATCTAAAATATCAATACCATCATCAGTGTATTTTTTATATCTGTGCCAAATTGAGCCATATTTTAAAATCCAAGCATATGGTACCTTATGAATTGCACCGAATTTTTTTAATGTTGCAAAAATATAATCTAAATCTGTTGTGTTTTGGGCACTAACATATGTTTTATACTTTTCTCTCAATGTCGCTAATGGTAAACTATTCAAGAATAAATAAGCCGCAGCGACAAATGGATGTTGGGTGTTTGATTTGAGATTAAAAATACCTTCAGAAATTGCATTGTGGAAATATGGTGTGTTTAAAATAGAAGTTGTTTGTACATTATTCAGGTTTCCAACATAATCATTATAGTAAACATATCCCTCAGTTGGTAAAAAATCTGTAATTTTTCTTTGTTGATAAAAACTTTTCAATCCTACAACACCTTGATTTATTGTTGGTTTTGTTATGTTATAAAAATTAAAAGATGTTATTGGTCTTACTGATTGAGTTTGATTCGATTCAGTAAAATTAGATATCATCTTAAAAGATGAATTATACTTCAAAACTTTTGTTGTATTATAAATGTCTTTTTGATTTGAAGATTTACCATCCGCTAAATTAGTTTTGAACCAACCCGGAATAGTAAAAGGAAAAGTATCTGTGAAATCAGTTTCGTTAGTTTTGGTTGATTCTAAAAATTCTTTCAGTTTATTTATATTTGTTGGTTCTGGTTGTACTGATTGGTTTCCAACATTCACTAAAGGAAGAAATAATTCAAAACTTTTGTCAACTTCTTCAGCAATATATGGTGTAACAAATTCACCCCTAATAAATTTTTGCCAACTTTCACCAGTCCCATTGTTTGATATAGATTGTAAAAAATTGACAAATCCTGATGCACCTAACCCATATTGTTTAATTTTTGATATTAAATATGGATTACTTATTCCTAACGCATTTTCAAGATTCAAACTTTCAGATTCGGACACAACTTGTGAAACTTGTGAATCCAAAACATATTTTTTATTAAATTTTTGATAAAATGGAGATAAAAACACTCTTTCATACATTTCATAGAAAAATTTAACTTCTTCTTTGTTTGCGAAAATTCTATTACTTGGGTAATAATCTAACGAATTTAATGAAATTCTATTTATAACACCGACATCAGAAGCAATGGGTCCGGGGTCAACATTTGTTTCGGTTGTTTGTGTCAATCCTTTCAAATATTCTTCCACAAACTGTATTTCAGGCCAAACTTCATATAAATAACCCTTCGTAGAATTGATTACTTTTGGGTCACCAGGGTATCTTAGTTCATACTTTTCACCTTTTTCATTATTGGTTTCTATAAAATATTGAGGCCAAGGGTATATTGGATTTCCTGCAACATCGTCAGGATTAGTTATTGTTGTTTGACCTAAAATTACATTTCTTCTTATCTGATTATCTCTTACATCCCAAGATTGTTTATGAACATCATTCATCAATCTTAAAAACGCTTCAGTATTTGCCATCAAAATACCGCAAATATTTCTTATAGTTGGTCTAAATCCTAATCCATTATCTTTAGTTTGTATTTGTAATGATAACGCTTCAGATAATTTTTGGTCAATTTCTTCAGATAATTTTTGTAGAGTGTTTGAAATTTGACTAGTTTTTTGTAAAAATCTATTTTGACCATCAAAAGAAAACCAAGTATATGTAATCTGACCATTTTCTTGAGCAACAGAGTTGAAGATTGTGGCTTTACTTGTTTCTGTGAATGAGCTTAATTCGATTGGGGTTGGTTGTCTCCCATTTTGTAGAATAAATGATTTTTCAAAATCTATATTATTAGAATTAATTAAAAATTTAACATCCGACAAAGAAATGTTCACATCTATGTTAGATTTATATTCTTTACCTGAAACCCTATAAGAACCGTTTTCTCCGAATGTGGGGTTTTCTTTAAGGGTATTGTTGTAAGTGTTAATCAAACTTTCTAAAGTTGAAAGCGCAATTTCTTGCCTGTTATTGTCAATTGTTTGTTTGTTAAAAGTATACACAATGTTACCTGTTCCACTTTCTACAAATCCTTTATTTCTATCCAAATATTCATTAAACCAAGAATTTCCAAAATAATAAACTTCACCTTCGTATTCTTGTAAATCATTTCTATAATTGTCGGCATCGGTGACAGAACCGAGTTCTTCTTTACCGTAAGATTCGAGTATAAACTTTTCTAACCTTTCTAATCTTACAGTTAATTGTCTTAATGTAAGTTCAGGTAAATCTTGGTCAACCAAATTTTTTGATTTGTATTCTGAATAAACTTCCCTAATTTTACCAAATCCTTTACTTGTAGATATTTGTTGAACATCGTTTGTACCATTCCCCTGTTGAGCCGGTGTTACATTATTTTCAGTTACAGAATAATTTACATTATACATATATGGTGTCGCCAACAAATGTGCAATATTAACACTTGTCAATACATTATATTTGTATGCAATAAATTTCAAAGAAATTTTATAATTACCTGAATCTGTATTAAAGTCCGTAGAAAAACTTAACAATGAAAGTTGGTACTTTATTGCTTGACCCAAATAACCTTTTAGTGTAAGATAAAAAATTGGATATGGTAAATTGAAAAAAGCTGCGTATGGTGATTCTTCACCTTTTTCAAATAATGCTCTTCCTCTTATATCTTCTAATTCTACACTTACTTCAGTAAACCCTGCACTATTAACTGTTACATTAATAGTTCGCATTCCTAATAAACCTGTATCATAGTTATTTTGAGTACTTTGTTTAAGATAATATTCTGTAGTTTTATCATCAATTTGTACAGAAGATAAAGTTGTTTTTTGTTGGTTATATTTCAAATTACCAGAAATATCTTTTTCACCTATAAATTCATCATAAAAGGTGTTTTTTAAAAATTCCTCACCGGCAGGTGCTAAAAAGTTAACACTTGCAATTGTTACATTTTGAATTTCACTTAAATTGTTAGTTCCAACCGCTAATCTCGTTCTTGGTAAAACTTGACATTCCAAATTAGCGTAGGTAACTAAATTTTCGTGTTTAATCTGTCTATCTTTAACTCTACCTTCAGAATCTACTATTTTGTTTGGGTCTACTATAATAATATTCTGATAGTCGAATTCTACAAGTATATTTTCATCATTACCTACCATAATAAAAGAAATAATTATCTAAAGCACCTTTATAATCTTGTAAAGAAGGTATCAACGGAAAAGGAATTGTCAATAGAGCCCCATCAGGTATATTCCATTCCAACCCAGAATAATCAGGATTTGCTTGCATAATCAACCAACCAAAAAATGGACTGTTATAAAATTCTTGACTTATTTTATCCAAACGAGATATACCAGCCTTATAAAAATACGTTTTATCGGTTGATTTACTTGGTAACTTCACATAAGGAACTACAGTTTGTTGTCCATTAATTAAAAAATCAGAGTACCTATTATAATATAATTCTGCCATTAGTTAAAAGTATTTTTTCCATTATATGTTCTATCATTCACATTTGAATTACCATCTTTATACAAATTCTTCAATCTATTTTTTTGATTATCTGTTGGATTATTATTTAAACTATACGTGAATTTTCTTTCTTTACCCGGAGTGTAAGGTTCAAACTTACTGTAATTTGGATTTTCAGTAAGAGGATTCAATTTATTTTTATCAAACACTTTATACTGTTGGTATGAATTAGATACGTTATTCCAATAGTTAGTAGAAAAATCAGGTAGTGTCACACTAGATGAATTTTTTTCATTCTCATTTTCTCGAGTTATATTAGACACAAATTCACTTCTTTTATTTGTATCTGATATAATATTTGACATAAAGATATAAAATAATTGGTCTGTTTCATTTTGTATAACTTGATTTTGTCCTGTTGGTGTTGGGTAATCATTCAAATTTATTCTAATTTTTGATTTATAATCATTAAAAAAAGAATTCAAATCTTTAGCCAATTTTTCATAATCATTTACCAATTCTAATAAAGTGTTCGTTCCAGTTGCTGGTTGTGTTACTTCTGTAGTTGATGATAAACTATAAACAATAGTACCACCTTTTGTATCAATATACCCATCATTAAGAGAATCTATATAATCAGTTTTAGCAAAATTTGTTACGAGATTAACTTGTGATTGAGTTATTTCATTAAGAGCACTTGTTAAATTTGACAATAGTTCACTTTTTACATTATTTAAGTAATCAATTATTTTATCTCTAACATCATTAACAACTTTTGGTTTAAATTTTGAGTTTTGCGATTTAAGTTCTTTCAAATATTTTAAATTTTCATTTTTTACACCGCTTATCAATTTACTAAAAAATTTGTCCACATCTCCTTGATATGAATTTGACTTACCGTAGATTTCCAAATCTTTAGGTGTAGTAAATTCTCTAATTTTTCCTTTATTAAATCTCATTTGTTCTGACACAATAGTAAACACACCCAAATTATAGTTGTTAGTAATTTCAATTGATTTGTTTATTAATGAATTTATATAAACTTGTGAATTTGCTAAGTTTTCATCCATCAATCTTTGATAAGTTATATCTCCACTATCACCAGGAGTAATTTTTTGTCCAATTGTTTCACCACCAGCATTTTGTTTATTGTTTTGAACATTTTGACTACTTGAAGATTGACCATCGTTCCTATCTGAAAGTATTTGTTTAACTAAATCATTATCCCTTGTAGAAGTACTTTCAGTGGCTTCAGCTCTTTCATCATAAATTTCAGTATTAGCGTAGTAATTGAAACTTAATGCATTTTGTAAAGTATCAATAGCATTTGCCAATCCACTACCACCTACAAAGTTGAATCCTAAAGTTACGTTAGCAATCATTGGTTGGACACCAATTCCTTCAGGATTTATATCTAATAATTGGTCATAAGTTATTGCCAAAGATGTTGGAATGATTTTGGTATTATAAAAGTCACCGACCCTTAAAACTAAAACTGGTGGTGCCCCAAATGCCGTATTAACAGCATTATTGTATTTTGGTTTTCCATCTGTACCAATTACCGGTATTGTATCACCAGGTCTTGTACACTGATTCAAAAAAGTTAATCTAGCATTCAATCCTTCTGGCGTTGTTGAATGAAAAGCAGGATTGAAATATTTTATTTTATCTCTAATAGTATCGTATATAAATGGATTACTTTCCTTTATTATTTCAAAATAAGAACATTCTGATAGTAGCTCCCTAACCAATTTTTTACTTATACCTTCCCTAATTCTTTCTAAAATAGGTCTTGATACTGGTGATACTGGTGTCGGATTAACATTATTATTTGTTTCAGTATTTTCTTTTGAAGGAACTTCTTGTTGATTTTCAGGTGAATTATCTATTTCTATGTTTTTAATTGAAATACTTCTACAAGCAATTCTACTTATTTGTAAATTTGTTGTTGGGTCGTCTGAAGTACAATTATAAGGACCATAAGTCGATGTCGCATTACCACCTTGTGAAGTACCTTGTGGTTGTCCTAAAGGTATTACGGATGATTGTGTTGTACCTAAAACTAATTGTAATTGTCTATTTTGTAACTCTTCACTAAACATAGTTGATAGAGATGCTGTTATTGAATCTACTTTTTGTTCCGCAGTAAATCCTGTAACAGGTCCAATTTCATTAGGCTGCGCATCATCAAATGTAATTTTTACATTAGCTGCCGGATTTTGGTCAAAATATAGTTTTAACTTTTCAGTTAAATCTTGTTCAAATTTATTATAATTATAAGTTACAACATTATTAAAAAAATTTTTACTTTGGTCATCACCATATAAATTTATAGAAGTATTATATATGTTGTAATATTCAACATAAGGCCCAACAGGTAATGTTGGGTTTGGAGGAAAAAATAATGTTAAATTTTTGAATTCGTCAAAATTTGGTGTGTTGTTTTGACTAGACGATTGTGATTTATTATTACCAGCGCCAGGTCCAGTTCCTTTATCTCCACCACCACCTTGGTTTGTTTGTACAACATTATTACCAACTTCAGTTATTTGACCTGTCGTAACGTTTGGATTTGTTAAAATATTTTGAAAATTTATAATATCATTTGTGGATAGTGTTGTGAATCTTCTTGCCAACTCATAAATGTCGAATTTCAAACACCCAGCCATAAAAGAGTCAACAATTTCATTTAATCTTAACCTATTAGATTCTCTACCCAATTCTTTTTGTATAATAACATCTAATATAGATGGATAATCAACTACAATTTTGAAACTTATACTACCTGTTCTTTTGGTACTTCTATATGTGTATATGGGTTCAGGTCTACCCAAAAATTCATTATCTTGAAAATTAGGGGATGTATTTTCATTGAACTTCAAATCATATGGTGGAAACCACATAATTCTACCACCATTCGGACCTCTTTCACAAAATGGTAAATCAGAAACTTGAAAACCTGGTCTATTTGATGTTCTCCAAGCCAAATTTTCTATTGATAACATATATTTTTTTGCTTGGTTGTTGATAATATTTGTAGAATCAACACCGTTTATTGGCGCAATATTTAAATTAAATGTATTATCCAAAACAGAATTAACAAATTTTCTACCAGATGTTGTAATACCATCTGTTTTTTGTAAATCAGCAAATGTATAATAAGGGGTATCCTTTGTGAATAATCTACCATACTCAACACCTCTATATTGTCCATTAGTTCCTTCGTATTTTATAACTCTCGAACCTTTTGTTATTTCTTTATACCCATCATTAAAAACTTTAGATAAATTATTTATCGCATTACCAACGTGAGTTAATCTTTTAGCACCATTTGGTGTTGAATTTACTAATCGTTGGGTAAAATCCAAAATTGAACCGTTTTTGAAATTTTTATTTGTTGACAAATCACGTTCAATTTGACCACTTACTTGGTTGTAATTTGGGTCAGGAGAACCTTGGTCACCACCTTGAGCAGCGAAAAATCCCGCATTTTTATATTTCGGAGATGACCATACTAATCCACCATCAATACCACCACCGTCAGTCAATGATAAACCATTAGATGCTAATCTAACTTCAGCCCTTTCATCACTTGTTGGATTTTCATATGCTTGTGCTAGTCTATCAGGTCCATAAACCAATGCTTCAGATTCCATTCCCTGATATAAGACAGGTCTATCACCAGATGGTGAATTTATTTGTGAAGGGTCATTTCTTTTACTTCCAACATAAAATCCACTTGGTGCCCCATCAGGTCCGTTAAATAAATCAGTTAATACGTTTGAAGCCGCGTTTGCAATATCATTTAAAATACCTCTTGAATACGCTGGTTTGTATTGATTATAATCTAAATTGAAGAACAATTGTGATTTTTGTCCAAAACCAGTATTTTGTAAAAATAATTCGGATGGTGTTCTACTATTACTTAAAATTGCTCTAATTGCTGAACTTACGGTATCACCATCATTAAATGCTCCAAATATTTGTGAAATGCTTGTTGGTCTTTTTTGAACCATATCCTCATCAAAATAATCACCAGGAATTGGTGAAACGGGTATGTAAGTCCCCTGTAATTTTTGTACAAATATTGCATTAGCATCGATTTGATTTTCAGGTCTTGTAATACCCCAATTTTTGTTATTGGTTTGGTTTGTATTCGATAAGGTATTTTGTGTAAGAAACGGATTACCTAATGTTTCATCCAAAGTTTGAGCCCCGAATAATTCTTTTGCGGTTTCTTGTGCCGCCCTATCTTTAAGTAATTTTCTTAAAAAAGAAGCCCCCAAAGAAGCAATGAAAGAATCCTGTGATAAAAGTCCATCAGAACCTGCAGGGTCATCAGACAACAAAATATTTGCTGGCGTATATGTTGATGGTACAAAACTTATAGGTGACCAATAAGTTTCGAATTCAGGTTTTAATTGAATATAATCTAATTCGGTAAGTAGGTATTGGTCAGAACTATATTTATTTTTCGTTGGAATTTGATTTTGATAAGGTAAACTACTTTCAGGTAAAGTTGCATCCTGATAATCATATTCACCTAAATTTGATTTTGTATTATTAAGACCAGTCACATTATTAACCACCCTATATCCACCTTCAGCTCCATATGCATTTAATGGATATAAAGATTGAGCGAAAAGGTCGGTACCTATTAAATCATCAGGAGAATCATACACACCTTCGTCCCTCAAAACAATTTCAGAAGAAGGTCTAAACCCATTTGAATTATACAAACCATTAACTTTGTAAGGTTGTAAATTTCTTACAATTAATTTTTTTCTGAATTCTTCAGATGACTGAAACGATAATGGACTTGGCATCTATTTTTATTTTATAAATAGATAATTTATTATTTTTTTATGAAAATGCTACAGTTTCAGTTTTTTTAATATTTCCTAAAATAGGGTTTAAACTTTCAGCAATTTTTACCATATTTAATGGATTATTGAGATAATCTTCCAATTGTCTAAAATTCATATTTCCATCACTTTCGATTTTTAAAACTATTGTACCACTAACTTCACCTTTCGAAGTAGTTTCCATAGGGGTTGACATCTTTATAATTTGTGTGGGTATTTCAGGTAATTTTGGTGGTAACGCAGCTTCAGGTTTTACAACATTTTCAAACTTTTCAGGTCCTTTTGTTGTGGCCCCGAATAATGTATCTTCAGGTAGTGTTATAACATTTTCACCAGGAAATTTAATAAAATCACCTGCGGTAATAGTTGTTGATTGAGTGGTTGCAAAAGTTTTTATTTTTTCAAAAATTTCTACAAATTTGTTCCCTAATTTACCTGCAGCATCCTTTAAACTTTCAAAATTTATATTTAGATTACTTATATTGATATTAAATTCCTTGTAAGTGTTTTCATCAGCTTTAGGTATCGCTCTATCTAATAAATCAGTGAATAGCTTAGTATAATCACCCTCTTTTAAACTTTTCTTATTCATTTCATTTAAAATTCCGGCTTGTTCACCTAACACACCAACCGATTTTTTAAAATTTTCTATTTGAGCTTGTAATTCTTTAGCCCCTTCATTTATATAAGAAATAACGTTTTCTGAACCAGCTATCGCTCTTGGTATAGCACCTTTAAAAGCAATTCCCTCATTTACTATTTGATTTAAAAGTCCATTAGCCTCTATTTGTAATTCTACTGGAGACTTTGCCTTATCTTCTTGTAGTTTCCTCAATGATTCAATTTGGTCTTTATTTAATTCACTTGCCTCAACCATTTCTTTAGTACCAGGTATAGTTACCATAAGTTTACCATCTTTCAATTGACCCAAATTAGCTATTAGGTTTTTAACTTCTTCTTTTTGGTCTTCCGGTACGAAACTTGGAACTTTGAACCTTTTAAATTTTTCTTCCAGTTCACCAGCACCCATCGCCATTTTGGCTAATTCATTAACATTCATACCCATTACATCCGCCAATTCTCTTAATCTTCTTTGTTCACCGGGTAATATCGATATTTTTTGATTTTTTTCATCAAAATAAGTTAATGATTTAGTCATTTCTATAATACTTTCCTGCAATTTTGCGGGGTCGTTTAATGATAAATCCATTAATCTTAATGGGTCTAATAAATCAGTTACTTGTACCCCCAATCTTTGGAATCCTGCAGCCATTTCTATCGCTTGCTCAGGTTTGAATAATTTTTCCGCAATTCCTAATGTGGTTGACATATCAATTCTTAACATAGACGCTTGAGCCGCCATTTTTGCCATACCATTAACACCTTCACTGAAATTGTAAAGGTTTAACTTATCCATGTTTTTACCAATCTGTTGGAAAACTTCTGAAGTATTAACTCCCAAAGATTTAGTATACTGAATTATTTCACCCGTTTTTTCACCTATGTCAAACAAAGAAAAACCTAATGTTTTGAAATCTGAAATCAATTTAGCGGATGCTGCGGTTGCGTCTGCAGTAGAACCTGCAGTCAATTGAGCAGCAGCATAAATTTCTGAATAAGTTTCCCCTTGTAATATAAAATTTGTGTTTAGGGTTTCAGAAATGTCTTTCTGTATTTTTTGGACATCTTTTAAACTACCACCCATTTTGATAATACCATCCGCACCTGAACTTAGTGCCGCTCTGATATTATTTTCAAATTCTCTTCCACCACCAAAATACTTGGTTTGTAGTTCAAAAATGGCAGTGTCATATTGTTTTAATGTACTTAATATTTCCGAACTTGCAGATTTAAAAGCGTCGGGAATTCCTACATTAATTAATTTTAAAAGTTTTTCTATTTGACCACCTACGATGTTGCCAACTGATTCTATTCCTTCACCACCTGTTACACCCTCTTGAAACATAGTTTTTTATTTATAAATAGACACTAAGTTAATTTTGTGGTGTATTATCTTTGATATATTGTTGAATTAAAAATTTTCGTAAATAAACCGGCATTAACAGAAAATCTGAATATGAAACATTCATATAAGTGGTACAATAATAATATTCTTGAGATTGAATTAATCTATAGTTAGAAGAAAGGCCGAAAAAACTCAACCCCGAAGACAATATTCATTGTCAATTCTTCTCCTGACGGGGTTCTTACTTTTTTTCTTAAATCCAAACCAGGTTCGTTTTCATCCATAAATTTTTTAATATATTTGGAATCCATAATTGGCATGGATTCAACAAATTTAGATATTTCACCTTTATCGGGATTTCCGTTTATTGAATCAATCATTTTAACCAACTTCCATGTTTGTTTTGGAACAACTCTTCCAACAGGATAAGAATCAGCTAATTTATCCAATTCTTGTACATCACCCATGTTCAAAGGTTTTAACTTAACTTCAACCCCTGATTTAGGTAAAATTGTTGTAAACAAACCATCATTATCAGGTTTAACACTAGTTTGTTTAAGATTTAATTCATCAATCAAAACGGTAGCTTCAAATTGTTTACCGGTTTTAGGGTCAGTTAAATTAAAAACATATTCAGGACCAAAAGCGGATGTTCTTAGAAATATCAAAATAGCTTCAACATCCGTTGGTAATAAATCTTCAGGTTTTAAATCAGGTTCATATATTTTGTTCCTTAACAAGGACATTACAATATTGTCCTGATTTACCCCACCTAATAAAATATTTTCATCAGACGCAGTTAAATAACCAACTTTTATACTTTTTTTCTTATTTTTATAAAAAATACCCCCGGTTGGTAACTGTACAATATCGTGTGGTAATGTAAAATTTTGTTGACTGTATTGATTTTCTTCCATAGTTTTTGTTTTAAACATAGTTTAAATACAATACAAATCAATTCTTTTTTTTCTTATCTAACTTTTTTTTGTGTCTGTTGTCAAATTCTTCTTTAGTTTCAAAAATTTTTTGACAAGTAGGACAGGTATAACCGGATAAAGTATTATCTTCCATAATTATGTTATTTTTAATTAAAAACTGATTTAATTTTGAATAATTATCAACACCATATTTTATTTTTTTTGTTTCTTTTGATTTAATGAAATTATTATAGTTTTCATTACCATATCTTTCTAATTTGGTTAATTTCTGTTTTTTAACAAAATCATCAAGTTGAGTAAAATAATCAACACCATATTTTTTTTTAAATGTTGATGTTTGTCTTTTTTTCATTTCTTCCTTGTTGTTATTTATACAAGTTAATGAACAAAAATCACCATAAGGTATGTCAAATCTTTCCCTAAATTTAATTTCACAACCACAAGTTAAACATTTTGGTCTTTCTTTTATATTATTATAAAAAAAATAAATTTTTTCTTTAAATGAAAGGTCTAAATTAATAAATTTTGCATTATTAATAATTTTCTCATATTCTTCAGGATAGTTTTTTGAAAACCATTTTTCCCTTGTTTTATACCCTGATTTATTATCTGTGGTGAAAAAAGAAAAATCCATATACTTACCTTTATTAAATAAATATACGGATTTAAAATTTGGTTGTAAAGGTTATGTAAAAACTAGTAAACGAGTATACATCTATCCATACGTAAATTAACTGTAATATCAGCTAATGCATCTGTACTATATCCTAATGAACCAAAATCAGCACTTGTTAAAAATGTTCCTTCTAATATCCACTTTTCTACAACAACACCTGTTGGGTCTAACATTTCTAAATC